CAATGTTCGTAAAGATGGCGATGAAAATGCGCCTCTCTATCCCTCTTCATCTCTTGGCAATTTTAAAGCTAGATCAATAATGTTCAGTAATGAAGGAGAGTCCTGGAGAGTGTAAAGGAATGTTAACATTGTTCAGTAATGAAGGAGAGTCCTGGAGAGTGTAGGAGAGTGTAGAGTCCTGGAGAGTGTAGAGTCCTGGAGAGTGTAGAGTCCTGGAGAGTGTAGAACATTGTAAAGCATTGTAGAGTCCTGGAGAGTGTAGGAGAGTGTAGAGTCCTGGAGAGTGTAGGAGAGTGTTTGATTTTTCAGAATTATTTTAAAAGAATTTAAAAGTTCTAGGGGGTGGTCAAAGAATCGTGTGGACGTGCGAGGGTGTAAAGGTCGTCTCAAAAACTTGTGTAAATTTTGACGATGTAAAACACCCCTTAACATTGTTAGAATATGTATTAAATTTTGACGATGTAAAACACCCCTTAACATTGTTAGAAATATATGTATTAAATTTTATTGTTAAATTTTGACGATGTGATCTTCTAACTTAATTACTAGTTTGACATAGGGTGAAACAGGTTAGTAAAATTTTTGTATTCGTATGAAATTTTATTTTTGTAAAAAAGGAGAGTGTAAGATGAAAATTTTGTTGAGTATGGTGATGCTGCTTGTTTCGATGAGCGTGTTTGCAGGGATGGGAAAGGTTAAGACAATTTCTATTGTAAGTGCTGCGACTGCTACAGGTGCAGGTACTGCATTTCAACCCTTGGAGTCGAAGAGGACGTTTCATGGTGTAGGATCTACGTCAGCAGGTGCAGGTGCTGCTACAATTGGTATTGAGGTGTCTAATAATGGTACGGACTTTATTGAGGTAGATGAGTTGTCATTGACTTTAGCGACTGCTGACTCGTCAGGTGATCTTTTTTACTTAGACGCTCCTTATAGATATGTTCGAGGTAATGTAAAAACCATTTCAGGTACTGGTGCATCTGTTGACCTTATTATGGGAGTGCAGTGGTAATGAGTTTACCTGTTCCAGATACAGTTAAAGAGAATAGTGGAGAGCTGACCACGGATGAGTCTAGCTTTATACTTGATGCTACTCTTAAGGCAAAGCACCGCAAGGACGCTAGTGTTATTGCCTTTATTGATGCGTTTGTAGCATGTAAGAGTATTTCACAGGCGAGTGTGGAGGCAGGTATTCATCCTAGAGATGGTTATAAAATCCGTCATAGGAGAGACGTGTCCTTGGCCATACAGAAGTTGATCGATAAGAGTGCGATTAAGTATGGGTTCGACAATAGTGAGATATTCGAGCGTGTTAAAGAGGTCGTTGAGTTTGATCCTATAATGGTTCAGAATCCTGATGGTACTTTTAAGAGTAACATGCACGACATACCGCCTGAAGCTCGTAGAAATATAAAGAAGATGAAGGTTAAGAATTTGTATAAGCAGGTTGAAGACATTAATGGAATGAAAGAGAAGTTGATTGTTGGAGAGTTGATTGAGTATGAGTTCTATGACAAGTTGAAAGCGTCTGAGTTAGTAGGTAAAGAGAAAGAGATGTTTAAGAACACTACTAAAGTTGAGCATACTGTTACTAAAGACATGGCATCTATATTGTTGGAGAGTGCTAGGCGAGCTGAAGAGAGACGTAAGCCTGAGATAATCGACATAACACCAAGGAAGAATGATGACGTTTAAACATGTAGGTGTAAGACCTAAACATAAAATAGTGTTAAATGCCGATACGTTCAAGTTGAAAAACTTTGAGTATTTTGAACACTATCCAGACGGTAGTTATAAAATATGGAATAAGAGACTCCTTGCAAGTGGGTGTAATAACTTTACGTTAGGTGATGATAGATATGAAGGGTTGATTTATTGCGAGTATTGTGATGAATACTTTAATGAAAATCAATTTATCGAGGTAGACGCTCATGATTAAAAAGTACATTCGTAAACTTAAGTCCGTAGATGCAATTCAATTTAATGGTGATAATACTCAAGAGCTTGCTGAGTTCGTAAATGACTCTGACGTGTTAAGGTTTAGAAAAGTAGTTAACAGCAGAGAAGTTCTGGGTTTGCTCGATGACTTAGAAGACACTTTAGTAATTAAGAAAAATGACTATCTTATAAAAGACTTGAGGGGAGAGTTCGCTGTATTCGGTCCTGAAGATTTTAAAGATAACTTTATCGAGAACAAATGATGTCTAAGTTTTTTTCAATACTTTCTGAACTAACTAATAAAAACATTCATCATTGTTTTAATTGTCAAGGTAACAACAAGATGTTTTATAATTTAAGTGTTGTTGATCCTAAAGGTAATGTACAATATTTACATTCAAATAACATGGGAGATATGGAGAAAGGTCTGTTGATGTTGTGGGGACATTTAATAGAAACAAAACCTAGTAACCTGCCTCTCCCTCCAAATTTCCCAATGCCGAGGTAATTATGCTTGAGAGTTACGAGGTTGTATTTTTAATATTAGCAGTCATCGTGTTCCTTGGTATTGATGGGATAATGAGATGAGTGTAGATCAAGACATTGAGATATTTAAAAAACTCATTAACGAGAATCGTTACGATTTCTGCAAATTAGCTTATATTATTTTTCCATTCGGTGAGAAAGACACCGATCTTGAAAATATGGCACCTTACGATTGGCAGATGGAAGAGTGGGATAAACTCTCCAGACATCTTTCCAATCCTGAAACAAGATATCAAACTTACCGTCTTGTAATTTCTTCAGGTAACGGATCTGCTAAAACTGCTTTCGGTGCAATGACTATGATAATGCTTTTATTCACTCAGAGGCTGAAAGCACGTATCACTGCTAACACTGACCCTCAGATGAAGCAGATTATATGGCCTGAGTACGACGTATGGTTTAGACGTGCTAGGTACGTTGATCATTTCTTTGAAAAGTTTGGAACATCTATCAAAGCTAAGAACCCTAGTTTAGCTGAGAAGTGGAGGATCGATACCGTCACATGGTCTGAACAATCTCCTGCAGCTATCTCAGGTCTTCACAATAAGGGTGGGGCAGCGGTTTATGTTTTTGAAGAAGCTCCAGGTATTCCTGCAATTATTTGGCAATATGCTTCGGGTGCTTTTACTGAGACTGAGACAATTAAAATTCACATGGCGTTTGGGAACTCGGATGACCCTGAAAGTAAGTTTGAACAAAATATGGCGTCACCTTTATGGACCTCTCGACGTATTGACACTCGTACTCTTTCTCACATTGACCCTAAGCAAATCGAAGCATGGTTAATTGATGCTGGAGGAGATGAGGATCACGATGACTTTAGAGTTCGTGTTAGAGGATTACCACGTAAGTCAGCTAAGGACTCTATTATAAAATTGGAGAGTGTTGAAGCAGCGTTAGCACGTAGGCACACTTTCGATATTGCTAGTGTGAAGAATTTTCCTGTCATTTTATCTTGTGACCCTGCATGGACAGGTGGAGATGAGACAACTATCTGGTATAAGCAAGGACCTTATAAATGTTTACTTGAGAGATATAAACTTAATAAACAACGTGGTGAAACTCATCAGGTCACTTACAATAAACTTTGCTATTGGGAACGTAAGCTTCAAGCCGATGCGGTTCACATTGACCAAGGGGAAGGGACTGCAATATTCACCTTGGCAATGAACGCACAGAAATATCATTGGGTGCTAGTATCGTTTGCAGGTTCGCCTACAGATACTCCAGAACCAAAAGAGAGTGAGTACGGAAATATTAGAGCAATGATGTACTATCTCTTAAATAAAGACCTTATGATGGGTGGGATTTTAGATGCAAGGAAACCTGAATGGATCGAAGATATTAAAAAACAACTTTGCTGGACAAAAGGGACTCGACATAAAGTCACTCATAAAAAGATGGCAGAATCTAAACTTGATATTAAAGATCGTGTAGGTAAGTCCCCCGATATTGCTGACGGTGCTGTACTTCTTTTCGCTTATGACGTTCAAGATAAATTACCTGAGAACGAGATAGGTGAAGACGGTAGATTCATGGGCGCAGGGTCACAAGTAATTAAGTTACAAGAACATGAGGTCGACTATGATAACTTTTAGTCATGAAAAAATAGTTGATCATGTAGATGAAGTAGAACAATTGGCCAGACTTCATTACAAAGAGTCGTGTCCTTATGATGATATTCCTATAAATATCAATTGGATAAAAATAGAGGTATTAGAGAAAAATGGTCTTTTAAAGTTTTACACTATGAAAGAAGATGATCGGTTAATTGGATATGCAGCTTTCAACTTATTTAATCCTTTAGAATATTTTAAATCACCTCAAGCTTCTTTGAGTAATATTTTCATTCATCCTGACAAAAGAGGTCGGGGAGCTAGTTTTATATCATGGTGCGATGAACAATTGAAAAAGCTTGGTGTTCAGGTAGTATATCATCATGTCAAGTCTAAAAATGATTATGGACTATTGCTTAAAAGATTAGGCTATGACATCATGAACATAGAATACAGTAAAAGACTCGATAAATAGAGGTACATATATGTGTGGAAGTTCAGAAAATAGTGTTTTTGAAAATGTCATAGATACAGTTCTTCAAGTAGGTACTCTAGGTACTTTAGGTTTTAATGGAGAGGACGATTCGATCACAGGTGGAGTAATCGAGAAAGGTGTCGAGAAAGGTAGAGAAGGCTTGAAGATAGTTACAGGTGCTGCTGCTGCAGAACAAGCTAACGAGCTGGCAAGGTCGCAATTTGAAGAAGAAAAAGCAAATAGATTAAGAGAAAGGGAAGCAGCTAGAGAACAAAACACTCTTGAGCAATTAGAGTTGTCGCGGAGATCTGGAGCTGCGAGAAGACCCACAGGATCAAAAAGCAGTATCCCTTCTAATAGATTTTCTAATTTAGGAGATACTGAGGGAGACTTCTTAGGGTTATGAAAACATATTCAAAACAAACTTGTGAATTTATTCGCCACCAAGCTAAACAGAACTTTGATAAAGTCCGTACAACTTGGTGCGATCTATTAAGATGGGGTCTTCCCTATAAATCGACTTGGATATTAAGTCAAACTCCAGGGGAAAGAAAGAATCAACATATAGTAGATCCTACTCATACCCTTGCTTTACGGTCTTTCGTAGCAGGGTTTTTAGAAGGTAACACTTCAGCTTCTCGTCCTTGGTATCGTGCAGGTACTAGAGACAGTGATTTGACTGAGGACGGCGAGTCTAGAGAATGGTTACAGCATTTTACTCAGCGAACTCTAGATTACTTAGGTTCGTCGAATTTTTATAATGCTGCTGGTATATTTTATTATGACTACGGAGTAGTTAACACAGGTGCTCATTACTTCGAGGAATTAGATAACGGCTTTCATGTCCATACGTTAATCCCAGGTTCATATTTTGTTTTAAATAATTCTTACGGCGAAGCTATAATATTGGTTAGAGAGTTCTCCCTTAATGTGAAATCTGTAGTAGATACTTACGGTAGAAAGAACGCTGACGGTAGACCTGATTGGTCTAATATTTCTGAGAATGTAAAAAAGATGTACGAGGATGGGAATTATTCTCAACTCGTAGATATAGTTCATATCGTAAAAGAGAATCCTGATTTTGACCCTGAGTTCCCAGATGTTCCAGATAACCGTCAATGGTTAGAATTAACTTATGAACTAGGTGGAGGAAGTGGTCACTTTTTCTCAGCAGGGACAGAATTTGGAACTGGTTACACTTCAAGAGAAGATGACGTTTTCCTTAGAAAATTTACAGGTAAGAGAAAACCTTTCGTAGTAGGTAAATCTACTCCTGATTTTGAGTACGGTGAAAAAGGTCCTACACTTGATGCTCTTGGATTAATCAAGTCTTTGAATAAAAAAGGCATCGGTAAAGATCAAGCGTTGGAGCAAATTTTAAAACCTACTTTGCAAGGTCCAGCAAGTCTTAGAAAGAGTTACATATCTAGTGCTCCTAATAGCTTTATTCCAATAGACGGCAGATCAATTTCAAATAGACAAAAATTGGAACCCGTCTTTCAAATTAATCCTGCAATTGGAGCATTAATTCAAGATGTAGGCGATTTGAGACAAATGGTTGATAAGTTATATTATGCTGACTTTCTACTTTATCTTTCTAAAAACCCTAAGACGAGAACAGCGACAGAGACAAGTGCTATTTTAGAAGAACAACAAAGAATTATCGGACCTAATCTTCAAAGTCTTAACGATACATATAATATTCCTGTCTTGGAATGGGTTATGGATTATGTACTTTTTGAAGATCCATATTTGAAACCAGTACCTCAATCTCTTGAGGGTCAGACATTAAAACCAGAATTTGTCTCAGTTTTTGCTCAAGCTCAAAAAGCTGCGGATCTTCCTGCAATTGATAGATTTGCCGCAATGATTGGGAATGTTGCCCAAATTGATCCAAAAATATTAGACAAACTTAATACAGATAAGCTTGCGGATCTTTACGAAGATCGTTTATATTTACCTTCAGGGTTGAATAATTCTCAAAGTAAAGTAGACGCAATGAGGGAGCAAGCTCAGATGCAAGCTCAGAGGCAGCAAGCATTGCAAGAGACACTTCCTGCGGTGGCCAAAGCTGCCAAGGATGCCTCAGCGGTTCAATTTTAATAACACCTTAAAGGAGGGTTTATGAAATTAGTATTGAATATTATTTTGTTACTTTGTCTTATTGTTGGCGTAGCTCACGCAGGTTTTGAAGGTAAGAACGGTGGTACTTCACTGAAAATCTTTAACAAGATTAATTGTGATGCTGGTCTTACGTGTTCAAGAGCTGCTAATGGAGTTTTTGAAATTGATGTTGATGGAACTGGTTTCGATCAAGCTCAAGTTGCTGCGACAGCTACTACCATTACTTCAGCTCAGTGTGGTTCTACTTTCTATAACTCAGGAGCTGTTGAAATTCAACTTCCTGAAGCTTCTGCTAACTTAGGTTGTAGATTGACTTTTATCACTGCTGATGCTTCTAACTTTGACATCAACCCAACAGATCCTAACCAGATCCTTGTTGAAACTGATGCAACAGGTGACGCTATTAGAAATGCTACTCTAGGTAATTCTATCATGCTTGAAGCGATTACACCTGACTCATGGGCACCTGTTTCTACAATCGGGACATGGGCAGACATCAACTAATATGTCTGAAAAATTAGAAGAATATTTTCTACAAAAAGAACGTAAGGAACGTCTCGAACATAGGGACGTTCTTTTGGCCATTGCTAGTATTTTAACTACTGACGATGGTCAAAAGCTTTTTAAGTATTTGTTCAAAAATTTGAATGTTGGCGAGTTACCGCCACTTGAAATGAGTGGAAAAGAGCTTTATGATTACTTAGGTTTTCTTAGAGCAGGTAATTCAATTTATAAACTTGCGTGTGAAGCGGATTCAGAAATCGCAGCTTCACTTGTCTCAAAACTAGAAAGGGAAAAATATGACGACCTCTGCGAACAACACCGACTCGAACACGACGTCCCAACAACAGACTGACGACAAGTCAGTAATTCAAGACATGTATTCAGACGATGAGAAAAAGCCTGCTGAAGGTGATCAAAAACCTGCTGAAGGTGAAGATGAGAAAAAAGTATCTTCAGGATATTCAGATGATGAGAAAAAGCCTGCTGAAGGTGATCAACCTAAAGAAGACGATAAACCTGCAGACGATGAGAAAAAAGTATCTTCAGGTTATGGTGAAGGTGATCAACCTAAAGAAGATGATAAGCCTGCAGACGATGAGAAGAAACCTGAAGATGAGAAAAAACCTGAAGAACTTACAAAAGAAGATATTGATAAGTCTCTTGGTGAGTTACCAGAATCAGTAGATAAAGAAAAAGTTTCTAAATTTGCTCTTGAGAATAAAATGACCAAGGAGCAAATCGAAGCTTATGTACAGTTTGCCAAGGATGATGCTGCTCAATCAGAAGTGGACTATCAAGCTCAAGTTAAAGCTCAAAGAAAGGCGTGGTTATCTGAATTGAAGTCAGACAAGACGTTTGGAGGGGAGCATTTTGATAAAAATGTGGATCGTGTGGAGAAACTTCTTGAAAAACACTTTCCAAATATGAAAAAAACCTTGACAGAACGGGGGTCAATGTTGCCTCCTTATATTATGAAAGACTTGCTAGGGATTTCTAAGCTCCTTAACCCAACAACAAAAATGGTTAACGGACAGCAACCGAATGAACGACAAGTAGAGACTAAGAATTTTTTAGATGAGATGTATGAATAATTTTGGAGGTTTTACATGGCAGCTTTAGGATCAGAACTACTTACCCTTGCTGATGTAGCAAAAAGTAAAGACAAACAAATTGGAAAAGTGGCCGAAGTTCTCGTCCAACACAATGCCATGTTAAATGACATTGGTTATATGGAGATGAACGAAGGTACTGTTCACAAAGAAGACATTAGATCAGCACTTCCTGCGGTCTATTACAGAAAGGCTAACCAGCCTATTCCAGCTTCTAAAAGTACAATCGAAGAGAGAACTTTCCAAGCTTCTCACTTTGAGTCGAAATCTCAAATCGACCGTGCTGTTGCTGAGCGTGGTGGAATGGATAGAGTAGCTTACAACAGATGGAACCAAGCTCAAGGACACCTTCAAGCTCATGCAAATGAACTTGCAAGCCTTATGATTTATGGTTCACCTGCTACAGCTAATAGAAAAACTGCAGGTTTCTTTGATATTCTTTCAACTCTAGCGGCTACTGAACCTACTAGTAATCAAATTATTGATGCTGGTGGAACAGGATCTGATAACACTTCGATTCTAAAAGTACATTGGGGTGAAAGATCAGTGTTTGGTGTTTATCCTAAAGGAACTTCTTCAGGTATCACTAGAAAAGATCACTCGAAAGGTGGACAACTTGTTAAGATCCCTGGTCTTGATGAGAATGGAAACGCTGGTGACTTCTGGGGTTATGAAGAAGAGTTCATGACTGACCACGGACTTGTTGTTAAAGATTACCGTCAGTGTGCTCGTGTAGCGAACATTGATGTTTCTGATCTTGTTGCTGGATCTGGTGCCGATCTTATCGACCTAATGATCTCTGCTAACTACAAGATTGATGACCTGAACAACGGAATGGGTGTTTGGTATGTAAACAGAACTATTGAAGCTGCTTTACATAAACAAGCTCTTACTAAAGTTGGAGCAGGTGCAGGACTTAGCTTTGAAAACTTTGAAGGAAAGCAAATCCTTACTTTCCTTGGTGATCCTGTAAGAAGAATGGATGCCATTTTAAACAGTGAAGCTCAAGTTACTGCTTAATGATTAACGAACAAGGGGTTGAAAGACCCCTTTTGACAAATTAACAATTTTCTGGAGGAAGACCATGAGATTCGATATTCAAAACCAATTATGTGTTGCTCAAGCTTTTACAGGTGGTGCTGAAGTTTCTGACAACGCTTATGAAAAACAAACTGCTGCACAAGACATTAGCATTGGTCGTAGAATGGCCCTATTAGTTATGCCTACAGTTGCTGCAGGTGCAGGTTCATCTCACGTTATGGAAGTAATTCAAGCCGACAATGCAGCTCTTACTACTAACGTTGAATCGCTAAGTTCAGTCACAGTTGCTGCTGCCGACCTTGCTCTTGGTGATGAAATTGAGCTTCCTATTCCTCAAGGTGTTATGAGTAGAAAATACATCGGTTTTAGAAATACAATTACTGGTGGAACAACTACTGTTACTCTTGATGTATACCTTGTACCACAGGACGAAATTGCTAAGTATAAATCTTTCCCTAAAATAAACGACGCTGAAGTTTAAGGATAAGACATGACTAACAAAATGCCTGTTATGCCGAAACAAGAAAAAGTAACTCTTCCAGGAGAAGTCGAACCTGCTTTGGATTCTGAAAACGTCTTGTCAGAAACTCCCTCTGAAGCAAGTGAACCTTCTCCTGTAGAAGTTAAGCCTGAAATAATAAAACCTAACGAAGCAGATAACGAAGTGAAAATTCCTATCGTGCCCAAGGGTGGAATTGAAGTTGTTGCTACTAGAAAAGGTTTTTATGGTCAAATGAGGAAACGAGAAGGTGATGTTTTTACAGTACCTAAGTTCGAGTCTTTAGGAGAATGGATGAGATGTAAAGATCCTGTTCTCGAAAAGAAGCGAGTCGAGTTCTTCAAAGAAAAGAAAAAAAAGGCGAAAAAGTAACCTTCGTCTTTTCCGATGAGAGGTGAAAAATGTCTTTTACAAAAACTCAAATTTACAATCTAGCTATGTCTGCGTTGTTGCTCGGAAAAGAGTTCAGTAACGCAGACACTGATACTAGCAACGAAGCAAGAAATCTCAATAAATTCTACGACATTGCTTTACAGTCAACTCTACAAGATCTAGATCTTGATTCTTTATCCCAACCAATTACACTTGAATTAATTGAAACTCTTCCAGATGACCACATCTGGACATACGCTTATAAATATCCTTCAAATTGTGCTTATCTCAGACGACTCGAATCAGGAGCTGTCACAGATACTAAAAGCACTCACATTGCTAAAAGAGTAGGACTCCATGAAGGTCAGAAAGTTATTTTTACAGATGAAGTTCAAGCCGTAGCAGAATGTATTCCTAAAGACGCTCCCTTGGAAGCGTTTAGTCCTATGGCAGCTTTAGCGGTGGCTTACAAGCTCGCTTTTTTATCCGCACCTCTTATTGTAGGGAAAGGCGCAAAGAGTCTTAGAAAGGAAATACAGAACGACTACGTTATATCTAAAGCTGAAGCTCAAGAAACAGACAAGATGGAAAATTTCAATTACGAGGCTGATTGGGTTCGTTCAGAATATGTGGAAGCGAGGTTATCGTAATGGGACTTAAACCTTCAATGAGTTTTTCGACAGGAGAGCTCGATCCTATTCTTCACGATCACGTAACCTTAGAAAAGTTTAAAAAAGCACTTGATACTGCTAGAAATGTAATGATCGGAAAAACTGGAAGCATACTTTCACGTTTTGCAAGAGAACATATAGTAGCAGCTAAAAATAATAATGAAGAAATTCAAGTTTTCTCACCTCCGAACTCAGGTAGATTCCTTGAGTTTGGTCCTAGTTATGTCAGATGTTATAGTTTCGATGGGACTTTACATTTTGAAGACACTACAGGCTTTGGTTCAAGTGTAATAGGCTTACTAAAGTTTGACGTTAGCGGAGAATATGTTTATGTCTCAACACCTGCAGGTACAAACATAGTAAAAATTCAATTTACAGGGCCACCAAGAGACTCACTTGCAACATCTACCGCAGCGGCTTTCACCGTACCTGATGCGATTTCAAGTATTACAGGTATAGCTTCAACAGGTACAGGTTACAATGCAGATTATGCTGTGACAGGAGTATTCAACGGTGAAGAGTCGTTATTGAAAGAAGGTGGACCTGGAGCAGGGACCTCAATACCTATCAACGTAGGTGAAGTAAATACAATCACTGTTCAATTTGACTTAACTGAAATAGATATTAATGACTTTAATGAGATTAGAGTTTACAGAAGACCTACAGGCGGTGGAGCTTACGGACTTCTTGGTACTAGTACATATATTTATCAAACTGGACCTGATTGGTTTAGTGACTTTAAAGACTTAGGAGCTAACGCGGATTTTACTAATAATCCTCCTTCATTAATTACAGAAGAAGGGTTAGGAGGTACTGCCATAGCTAGTTTACAAGGTGTAGTAAGTCTTCATTATCAGCAACGTTTACTTCTAACAGTATTCGACGAAGATGAAGCGATCATTGCATCTCGTCCAGGTTATCCTAACAACTTCTACAGAGATTACCCTTACGACTCAGACTCAGCGTTAGCTTTTAAAGTCGGGAGTTCGGGAAACGCCACTATATTAAGAATGATCGATAGTGATGGTCTGATTGTGTTTACTACTCTTGGTGTTTACGTAAGTGTAGGCTTACTCTCAGCGGATAATCTAGCACTTGAAAAGAAAGGTAATTGGATTATTAATCCTGAGATACCTCCTTTAGTAATTCCAGGTGGAGTATTTTTTGTAGACAGAGATACTAACTCAATTAGAAATCTTCGCTTCTCTCAAGACACGTTCACTTATGAAGCTTCTGAGTTTTCGATTTTCAGTAATCATTTATTTCAAGAAAGAACAATTACTTCATGGGCATTTCAAGATGGTGTAGCTCCACTTATTACTGTAAATTTCTCTGATGGTACTTTCGCTACTTTTACATATAATGCAGAACAATTGATGAGAGCGTGGACAAGACACGATTCAGTTTACCCTATCGAACAAGTGGAAGGTACTTCAACATTAGACACTACTTTATTTGTTGTGAATAAAAACGGTCAAAGATACATTGAGAAATCATTACCAAGGAAAGTTACTGCTGCGACAAAAGTAGCAAACACTGAGTATGACAAATTAGGGTTCAATTACTTAATGGATGCTTCAGTTACTACTCAGACTCTTATGAACGACTCACTTGTAGGAAGTGACGTATTTACTCTAGTTCCTGTTGTCGCTGACACATGGAACGGTAATTTAACTTTAACATGCGGTACTTCTGCACTTTTCCCAACTCCAGGACTAGGAGACGTAGGTACTATTTTTAGATTTTTCGATACTACAGATAGAACCATTGTTGATTTAAAAGTTGTGTCTAGAACCAGTGATAACGAAGTAGTTGTAAAACCTTCAGCTACATTCCCTTCAACTCAAGCTACAGACTTTAGACTTTATGAGACAATGACTCAAGTTACAGGTCTTACGCATTTAGAAGGTGAAGACGTAGTAGTTGTTGCTGATGGAGCTGTATTAGCTTCACCTTATAACGACGTTGAAGGATATCCTACAGTCACTGTATCAAGTGGAACTATCACTTTACCAAACAGTGAGATAGGAGCAATTGTCGTAGTAGGTAGACCTGTTGCGGCTGACATTAAAACTCTAAATATAAGTACAGTTGAACAATCACCTACATTAATAGAGTCTCTTACAGTTAATAAAATTTACGTCAGAACTTATCAAACTAGAGGCCTTTACATAGGTAACGAATTTCCTGAAGAAAAAACAGGCAGTAAAGACGGAACATCAGTAGACGGTATGGAAGATATGGAGAAGTTTGATGTACCTGATGGTTATGATATTATAGGTAACAGATACAAACAACCAACGTCTAGAAGAATTGAAAAAACTCTACCTGGAAATTGGGACTCTCAAGGTCAAATTGCTATCAGACAAGTTGACCCTCTTCACTTCGAGATTCTTTCAATCATCCCAGATATAGAAGTTTTACGAAGGAGTAACAGATGAGTGGACTAGCAGCTTTATACGGTGCTCAAGCAGGTTTACAATTAGCTGCAGGTTATTTTGCAGCGGAAAATATTAAAGCAACAGCAGAGTTAAATAGAGATATAGCTGAAATGAACGCCGAGTTTGCAGAACTTGACGCTTACGATGCAGAGATTGAAGGATACACAGCTCAAGCTAAATATCAGAAAGTGATTGATCAAACTCTAAGTGATCAACAACTTGCTTTAAGTGCAGCTAATATTGACACTAGTTTCGGTACTGCAGGAGCTATTAGAGAAGAGTCTAAATTTATTGCTGATCTAAATAAAATGGAAATCGAAAAAAGAGCACAAGAAAGATCCCTTGGTTATGAGAGAGAAGCTAGAGCTATTAGAATGGGATCAACTTTAGATTTTAGTCAAGCTCAAGCGAGAGCTTCACAAGTAATGTTTCAAAGCGTGTTAGGTGCCTCTCAGTCAGGACTTACAGGCTACCAAAGGAGCAGATAACAATGGTACGAATACCTAGAATACAACAAGTCCAGGAGACTGCCGATACAACTCCTACAGGTAGAATAAATCTTAATGTTAGAGATCAGTCTAGTCAGATCCTACAACAAACTGGTGCTGTAACTTCATTAGTTGAAAAAGGTGCCGATATTTACCAACAATACGAGAACGATAAAATTAACCAACTGACTAGCGAAGCTGATAAAGAATATAGCACATGGCAGATTCAAAAATTACAACAGTTGAAAAACGTAGAAGGTGATCCTACTGATGCTTACGCTAAATTTGAAGTTGAAGAAAAAGAAAAACAAGCCGAAATTCTAAGTAAATATAGTGATGTAAGTAGTAGAGTAAAAAGACATCTAACAGGTAATCTAGGAAAAATAAGTGATAAAAATAGATTACATGTTTTAAAGCAACGTGGAGCACACCAAGAAGCTTACAAGAATAGTCTGTACGAGTCTGATCTAAAATTAAAAAAAGATAGTCTTCCAGTAAATGCGTCTTACGTTCAATCTAATGACCCAGGTTCGTTTCTCCCTTTTGATCAAAATCTTGCAGACATTAAGACTACTGTAGCGATTAGAGGTGTTGAAAAAGGGACCGTCGAAGTTCTTCCAGATGACGCTAAAACATGGACTCACATCTACCCAGACGCAGATGGGAAGATGGTAAAAGTAAAAATGTCACCCATAGCTAAAGCTAGAGCAGCTAAAGAGATGAGTGACGGTGTAAAGACATCTATCGAAAATATGATAGCTGCAGGTCAGACTGAACAAGCTAAGACTATGATGGATCGTTATAAATCTTATATAGATCCTAAAGGTCAAGACGGGATATTAAAAAAACTTAACAAAGAAGAAAAACAGAAAGAAGCGTATAAAGTAGCGGCTAATGTAGAATCTAAAGGTCCCGATAATGTTCAAGCTGCAATAGACCTTATAAAAGACCCTGAGATTAAAACTGAAGTTCTTAAGATAACTGCAGCAAATACTAGCAGACGTAACACTATCAGAAAGAATAAAGAAAATGCTAATTATGAAAGACTTAGCGGTACACTTAATGATTTAAAAAGAAATGGTCAGATTCACGGTATAGCTGATCTTGAAAAACACCCTGTGTATAAAGCAACATGGGATAATCTAAACTCTAAACAACAGAAAGCAATTATTGAAGAGTTTGATTCTCCTAAAAAAACCGATCAAAAGCAGCTAGTTAAAGTTCATGATATTCTTCTTGGTAATGACCCTAATTTAAGAGTAGAAGACATGAGTGCAGCTCAATTTCAAGAACAACTAGTAGGATTATCTGAATCCGATAAGAGAAGAATGAGTGATAAATTCCTTTCAAGGAAAAGTAAAAAAGGTAAATCAGAGTTCGCAATATCTCAGAAAGTTTATAAGACTGCTTCAAGTATGCTTAAGCAAAAACTAATTGCTCAAGAACTTATCGAGATGGATGGCGGTAAAATAGAAGAAGACGATGCTTTAAAACTTAATCAAGCTTACGATGATTTAACCGATTTTATGGATGGTTTTGATGAGAACCTTTCACGGAAACAAATAAGTGATTACGTAGATCAATATATTAAACAAGCTACTAAAAGCAGCTTCTTTGGAAGTAGTTTCCAACCTGGAGGGAACTTCGTGCCTCCTAAGAAACCTCAAGGTACACCAAGAGCTGTAACTACAAGAACTCCGAGAGTTAATCCTCTTGAAGGGTTAGATTCACGTAGAGTTAATCAATTACGATTTGCATATATGAAACAGTTTAACAGATCTGGGCCACCTGCACCTACTGACCCTGCATTTTTAAAATATGTCGAAGAGAGTAAATAATGAGCACTTTTATTAATGAAGATACCGATTCAGATGTTCAAAAGATTCTAAGAGTTACAGACAATCAATCACCTGAGATAGCTGTTAAAAATATTCAAAGAGCTGAACACCTTGACTTACATGCCGACGATTACACTAGTATGAAGGATGAGCTTGAACCTGAAGTTAAAATTCAAGAGCGTGTACCTGCCACAGTTTCTAAACCTGTAAAAGATTACATGTCTCAGTCAAGTGAACATGCAGCTTCGATTCAAGATGAGATCGGTATATTTGATAAAATCGGAAAGCAGATAAGTTTTATAAAATATAACTTGATAGATAAAAGAGAAGTTGAAGGAAGTATTCAAGATCTTCAATCTAAGAAAAGAAGATCAGGACTTCAGGACCACGAAGAAGAATTTCTCTCTTACCTTAAAACTGAAAGACAAGAACGAGTAGACTCATTCGGCTTAACAGAAAATGAACAACTTATAGGTGAAGCTGCAGGTGTAATGGGTGATATGGTTGAGACTCTGATCGACAATAAAGAAACCATTGCAGCGTCAACAGCTTTTGGAGCAGGTGTAGGACTAGTCGCACCTATTCCAGCAGGTGCTGTAGCAGGTGCGACTACAGGATTCGGTGCAGCTACAAGTACATTTATGATACTTAGAGCTTATGAGAAAACTGCAGATAGCACATTTGATGAAATCTCATCAATGAAAGGTGACGATGGTAAACCTCTTGATCTAAGTAGAGATCAGATGGATAGAATCTCAATAGGTGTAGGTGTAGCTGCAGGTATGGGTGAAGCTTTGACTGCTGGAGCGTTGGGAGCAGGTCTTAAAAAACTCGCAGGTAAAACGTTAGCTGAGAAAGTTGTTAAAAATACTACACTTAAAACAGCGACAACTCTCCTTGGTAATGTCTTACAATCTGCAGGTATAAGCGCATCAGAAGAGATGGCCGCAGAAGTAGTGCAAATAGCAGGTGAGAACTACGCTAAGTCAGATCAGTCAATTGAAGGTTTTGCTAATGCTTTAACTCTTACTGCAAATCAAATAGCTAATGATCCCAAAATTCAAAAACGTATCGGACGTACAGGGGCAGTAGGAGGGTTAGCAGGTGGAGGATCTGCGGCAGTATCAGGTTTAGTTGTAGCTCCTAAATTTAAGAGAGCACTCGATAAACGTAACTCTGAGATAATAGAAATCCAGGAACAGCGTGAGCAATTTCAAGCAATCACAGATGCTCTTACTGCTCTAGAAACTCAGACTGATATGTTGAATGTAGCTAACATGTCTATTCAAACAAATCTTAAAAAACTATCGCCCGAACAAGTAACTAGCTTAAGAAGGGATATGTTTTCTGAAGCAGGTTTTCAGGATAAAGTATGGTTTACAGAAAACGACATACAAGCATTAGCTGAAAGTAATCCTGAACTTGCTGCGAAAATTAAAGAGATGGACGTAACTGAATCTGATTCTGCAGGAGCAGGGTTAGAGTTACATCAGTTCATGGATCTTGTAGATGAGGTACCTACAGTCTCAGATTGGGCTAGACTGAATCCTGAAGCTCCAAACCCTCTAGAAAGTAGAGAAGTTTTAAAACGTTTTAATGAAGCTGAATCTAAGAGAGCTGAGTTCTTAAATTCTCTTGGTCCTGGAGAACAATTATCACCTCAACAAATTGAAGAGTTAGATGCTTTAAGTAAAGAAGTACGAGAATCTACCAAGAGAACTGGTGAAATAGGATACATCGAAGACACTATTACTTTTACTCAAAAGATAAAAGAAGTTTTACCTGATAAACAAGTTGAAAAGTATGATGCTACTCAAAAGAAAGTTAGAGGCGAAGTTTCAAAACTGATGAATGAAGAGTTTGAAAATAGAGAGCAACGAACTGAAAATAAAGTTGTCAGATTAAATGAGAAGTTAATCAAACAACGACAAGAAGAAGAGTTTGCTGAAGTTAATCGAATTGTAGAATTATTTAAACCTAATAAAGAAGTGGTTGTAGCGAAACACGCTAAAAAAGGTTACTCACAGTTTGCAATTGATCCTGCGACACTTCCCGAAGATATGAGAGAAGTATATGTTACTGACCCAATGTTGCAGAAACGTAAAGTATTTGTAGAGGGTGGTATCACTTTAGAAGAAGCTGCTAGTCGTTCAGGTATGCCCGACGGTGAATCGCTATTAAGAGTTCTTGCTAATGCACCTACTAAACAAGAATTTCTAACTGCGAGAAGACTTGAAACTGAAGAACTTAGAAGTCAAGTTCGTGAAAGTCGTGCAGAGAGAATGGAACAACGACGAGACAAAGTTTTCGACGATTATAATAAACTTCACCGTAGAGAGATGGAAATATTAAAAGATAATGAGTGGAGTACAGTAAAGCAAGGTGTTAAGAAAATAGCATTACCTTTACCTAGAATCGAAGAACTTAATAACACAGCAAGAGTAAAAGTTAAAAATACCAAGGTAGCTCATGTTAACCCTAGACAGTTTAACAAAGCCGAAAAAGACTACAATAGAAAAGCTGTCAATCATATTCTTAAAAATGAAGTAGAGCAAGCGTTTGTAGCAAAAGAAAGAGCTATGCAAAACGTAGAGCTTACAAGAGAGTCTTTAAAAGCTAGAGCTAAGATAAATGACGCTAAACAATTTCTCAAACGTGTCACCAGTAAAAAAGGTATGAAGGTTTTTAAGCAAGCAGGTTTAACTACTCAGGTAAATGAGATACTAGATCTATTTGACTTAACTTCACCTTCACCTAAAGCGACAAGACGAGATGCTTACATTGATTTTTTACAGCAGCTCGATAGTAGAGGTGAAAGTATAGTGGCCAATGAAGCTTTGGCAGATACTAGGAAAACTGGAACGGATCTTACAGTTGAACAGTATCTTAATATTACAGATCGACTCAGAACTTTAGAGAAGCAAGCTAAATTAAAAAATAAGTTATTAAGAGTTCAGGATAAAAGAGCAAAGGAAGGTAAACTTCAAACGGAAGAGGCGATAGTAACCGACGCTGTTTTAAACCTTCAAGAACATCCTAACTATAAAGAGTCGAGACTGCAGCAAGTCCGTAACAAAAACTCTAAAGATATTACTCAAAGAATTAACGAGAATGTAGCTCTTGCAGGTTCTTTTTTAACTAACTTTAAAAACGTAGTAACTGAATTAGATCAAGAGAACTTAAGCGGTGAACATTATCAAAATCTAGTAGTTCCTATGACTGAAGCAGAGACATCGAAAAGATCTAAGAACTTTGCATTAATTAAACAAATAAAGAAAATCGCAGCTCAATATGGTGAAAAGGATTTTGCAGCAGCTTTTAACGAATTTGTAACCATACCAGAATTTAACAACATTGCTGAATTAGGTAATGGTAAAATGTCAAAGTCAGATTTATGGATGCTATTCGCTTATCTTGGCGATCCTCAAGCTAGAGAAAGGATGCAAAATTTTATAAATCCTGTCACAGGTGAAGCGTTGAACGCAGATGTTGTAGCTAAAGTATTAGAACAACATCTAGATCATAAAGACGCTAAGTTGTCTCAGAATTTTATAAATATTTTCAAAAGTTTTGAAGAAGAGAGTATTGCACTACATGAAAGAACTACAGGCGTAACTCCTACAATGGTTAAAGGTGTACCCATTGAGTTCAAAGGTAGAGTTTACGAAGGAGGATATGTCCCTCTAAATTACCTTAACACTAATCCTACTGAGAAGCTTAATCGTTTTCTAGATATGATGGGAGACAAAAAGCTTTCTATGTTTGGTGAGAAACAAGACAACAAACTTTACGGTAGATTAAGAGCTGCTGAACAAACTGAACAAGGTCGATTAATGGATCGTCTTGGTTCAAGTAGAGCTTTAGATACTGATTTCAAACAACTACTTCACGCTTTTGAAGAGACTATTCACGACTTGTCATATAGAGAGGCTGGTACTGATGTTTTAAAATTATTGAGAAATGAAGCTTATAGTAACGCTATTATTGCGACTGTAGGTGAAGCTAAATATAAAACTATGACTGCAGGAGTGATTGAGACTGTAGGTAACTCCCATGACCAAGACGCTTTGAATCCTTTTTCTGATGCTGCTAGATCTGCAGATACAGTTTATAAATTCTTGGTTAATAACTTCAGTGTAGCTAACTTAGGTTTTAAATTTTCATCAGTAGCTATGCAACCTGTATCATTAGGAGCTGCTGCATTAAGAATGGGTCCAAAGGGTGGTAGATATATCGCTAAATCAATAGGCGCAATTTTAAGTAATCTCGATAATTATAATGAGATGTTTAATATGGCCGCAGAAATTAATCCTGATTTAATTTTTAATCAAGACTCCATAGACGACACAGTTATAAAATCTAGTTACGAGTTTATTCCTGAAACGAAGAGAACAGGTAAGCAATCGAAGAAAATGGCATGGTTGAAGAACTCGAAGCAAAAAATGGTAGACGCTGCAATGTGGGGACTTACTAAGCTCGATATTCAAATTAAAGCTGCAGTAACACTTGCCTCTTACTCTCAATTTATGAATGGAGATGTAAAAGCTTTCCCACAAGAAAAACTTGATACAATGACTGAAGCTGAGAAACAACTAGAAGCTAAAAGATATGCTAAACAGATAGCAGACTTAGCATTAACTACAAGTGCTAAGATCGACAAATCTGCTATAGAGAAAGTATCATTGATGAGAGTTTTCACAGCATTTTATACAGACTCAAGAGCACAGTTAAATACAGCAATGTCGGAGGGTCGTAAAGTTAGACTATCATTACAAAAAGCTAAACAAGCAGAAAAGATTGGAGACACCAAACAATATTACAAAAATACTAAGGACGCTGCAGCTACAATAGGTTCCTTCATAATGATTCAAGGGTTGACTCAGCTTTATATTTCTAGCATACGTGGTGAAGATGATAGTCCTATAAAAGAGTTAGCGAAAGTTAATGACTTAAATGATCTTAAAAAGTTCTTTGGCAATACCGTAGGGACTTTTGCACTTGCTCCAGCTAAAAGTGTAATTGACGTTACACCAGTAGCAAGAGATTTCCAATTTGCTATAGGTGGGTTTAGACGTAAAAAAGAAGTACGTCTTCCTATCAATGCAGTATTTTCAGATATGGCAACGTTTGTTTCAGCATTAGCCGATTTCTTACAAGGTGATAGATTAAGTAAACAACAACGTAAGTCACTTTTTGCCACAGCTTCTTATCTTGGAGGAGGTTTTCCAATTAGAGGTCCACAAGAGATTTTACAAACTATCCATAACACAGGTTTACCTGGAGCTGTTGGAGGATTTTTAGGAAGAGAAGCTGACCGTTTAGCTAATGAGATAAGACTTTTCAAGGAACGTCATGGAGATAATCCCGACATGCAAGAAGATATCGAAGCTCTTGAGGAATTACAAAGGGATTTAGCACCTAATGCCGACCAAACTCATTTACTACCTGAAGATATTTTAGACACTTTCAAAATTAATGATTGGCAAGATGTAGACCCTAATACAGGTGCGGCAGGTGTTTATCAATTTACTGAACAAAGATGGGAGGAAATTGATGACGCAGATCCTTCCCTTGGCCTTACCGATAACGGTAGGGTGTCTAAGGACACTAGAGAGCAAGAAAAAGCTATGAAATGGAGTCTTGAGGACAATGCCAAGAGACTTAGCTCTTTTCAAATAGAACCTTCTACAGATAACCTTTACGGTGCTCATAGATTTGGGGCAAATGATTATATCGCAGTATTGTTATCGGATAATGATAATCAAAAATTGACTGAGATTGTGGAAAATGCGAACTTATTTATAGGATTTGAAACTGTGAAAGATGTTAAGAATCATATAACGAACCAAGTCAAAAAGATTGACAGTAAAAAAGATTAATGAAAGGATTTTAATATGTCAAGATCAACCTACGCACCCAAAGAATCGTATACAGGTACAGGCTCATTATCAGCTTACACTTTTGATTTCAAAATTGAAGCTTTAACAGACTTAGAGATTGTTGAGTATGACGATTCAGGTGTCGAAACTCAGCGAGTACGTGGAGACGACGTAACATATTTAAGTAGTGTTGAGTTTGACAACGTTGATGGTGGAGGTACTGTCAATCTTGCAGCTAACCTTCCAACTAATTACACCTTATTACTTCTTCAAGCTAACGATGAACCTACTCAGTCTTATGAGTTCCGTGATAAGAACGGTTTTAACCTTAAGAAGTTTGAACTTGCATTAGATCTTATTGCAGGTGCTGTTCAACGTCTGGCCTATAAAGGTACTCAAGGACTTAGAATAAATGACTTGGATGATGAGACTGCTATCGATGTTCAATTTCCTCCAGGTTTTGCTTCAGAAGCTGATGCTTATTTAAAAGTAAACGCTGCAGGTGACGGGCTTGAGTATGGTCTTACTCTTGCTGAGTTAACTGAGGCCATTCTTCCATCAGGTACAGTTACAAACCATATAAAGACATGGAGTGGGTCAGCATGGGTTGACGCTCTATCAGGTGGTGCTAAGGTTATCTCGAATACTCAGAATATTACTGCAGGTGGAGAGATTACAGTAAATGCTGGACACCAACAATTTTTAAAAATTCAAGGGAACGGAGGACCTGTTACGACTTCAGTAAGTCCTTTCCTTGCACCTCCAGTAAACGGAGCAGTTATTACACTTATGGGAAAAAGTGCTTCAAACATTGTTCACATTCCTTACAGTGATACGGCAGGTGGGTGTTTATTAAAAGGCGACGCTTATCTTGGCCTTAACGACACTTTAACATTAATGTACGATGCTAGTGAAAACCGATATTTTGAAATTTCAAGGAATTACTAATGAATAAATTAATTACGCTTTTAATTCTTATACTTCTGACGAACATTGCTTTTGCTCAAACTGCTAGGAGCATACGAACAGATAATATTAATCCTAACGTAGTTGGTGGAACGATTGACATTATCGCACCTATTACAATCAACGGATCTTCTGCAAGTGTGAATACTATTCTTGACGAAGACGATATGATCTCAGACTCAAGTTCAGCAATTGCTACTCAACAAAGTATTAAAGCTTATGTTGACGGTATTGCAACGAGTGTAGACGGTCTTGGAGATGTCTCTACGGATGTCCCTGTTACAACAGGTGAAGCTTTAGTATGGGATGGTTCTCGTTGGACAAACCAAGAAGCACCGATAGCATTACTTAACAGTATTGGAGATGTCTCCACTGATACTGCAATTTCAGGTGAAGCTCTAGTT